TCCGGCGTCTGATACTGATTCCACATAATCTACGAATAAGGTTCCAATCCAATACCTCGAAGTCATATATCTAGTTTAAGATACTTGGTGAGAGTGAGTGTTGTGAGACACCCCGACCCATGCATCCTTATGTTAATCATCCCATATAATTTTGCATTATGGTATAGAAATGGAAGATGGCAGAATATTCCACGGTACAAAACTACGGTAAAAAATTATTACTGCGCCGAAGGCGATCCTGAAAGACCGGGACGGTATTTTGTAATTGGGCGCACGGGGGGCGTCTCTGAGGTCATGGTTTAGTATTACCCATGACCTCTGAGACATGAGACGTGTAACGTCGAATGTCGATGAGTACTTAACGGATGTTAAGTCTGAAAAAAATCATTTTACTTAAATGAATGGAGAAGCTGGCAGCGATAGGTGCTCAACAGCTTTACAAAGCACTGGGGGGAGCAGCTGCGTCGTACCCACTGTTCGCGAAGGGGATGACACCCTACCAAGTCCCACCAAGTGCAGCTGCCTACAGCTACGGCGAGAGAGAAAACTCGCTGAGAAAAGGCGGCTATGGCCTTGGCCGTTCTTTAGTCCCGAGGATATCGAGAATGTCGAGTCGGACGGGACGGGGTTCTACAATTACACGGAGTCGCAGGAGACCAACTACTCGTGGTCGGAGAGTGACGAGGAAGCGGAAGAGATATGCTCCGAAGAGTCGAGCGATGAGGAAACTTGCGAAGAAAGTAAATCGTATATCGCAGACCATAAACAATAGCACATATATCATAAAAAGCCGAGTATTCCATTCGGCTAATGTAAGTGCGGTTAATCAGATAAACTACAAGATATCTGACATTTGGGACAAGACGTTATTGACGTCTGAGTTTTCTACGGTCCCCTTCTTTGACATAGCCTCAGGAGGAACGGGAGCTATTGTATCAGAAGATCTTAATAATGTTAGTGTAAGTAAGAGACATTATTATTCTATATTCGCTAAGACGCTGGTGCGGAATAATGCTAATATGCCTGTTAAGGTTACGGTTTACTGCTTGAAACCGAAGAAGGATCACAATGTGACGCCGACGTCGGCGATGGTATTGGGGTATCCTGATGTGGGTCTATCTGGTGTTGTCACAGCACCAATGACCTGGCCTACTATGTCCCCTGACTTTAGGCACCTCTGGAAGATTGTCGGCAAAAGGGAGATGTTCTTGCTCCCTGGAGGACAATTCAGTCTTAAGAAAACTATAGGGAGGTTTTCGGTCAATTTTGCTAATCTGGTGGATCACCCTGATGAGTATCAAAATAATATAGGTACAGCTATGTGGATGTACCGAGTGGAGGGTCCAGTCGTGAATGCTTGCCCTGGATCTGGAACTATGGGAACTACGCTTGCAGGCGTAAATATCTTGGAGAAGCGTCAAGTAACACTAAATTACGATGGCGGTGCTAAGATGACAAGATATAAGTTAAGTAGTAACGCAGGTGCTATTACTGAAGGAGACGGAACCTTATGGTTACGTGAGACAGCTGCTAAAACAACATATGATCAATGCTAATAAACATTTATTAATGAGTACCCCAATTGACTAATTGAGCAGGTATAGGGGCATCGGCTTTAACGATGTCCTTGTGTTCTGGCCAGAACCATTCCTCTTCTACACCATCGTGGAAGTGGATAACTTTAGTATAACGACGCTTCATCGCGTTGTATATTTCAGGTTCCTTTTCACCCCATTTGAACCACTTGGTGGGTTCCACGTTGGAGGTAAAAACAATCTTCTTAGACACGAAGTGCCTCATTCCACCCTTAATCTGGACTTGCATAGGATATCTGTCGAGTAGCTTCAATAAGAAAGATATCTTTAACCAGCCATAAAAGTCGTCGATAAGTAAGGTGTGTTCACCGTTATAACCACAAAACCAAGGAGTACCACCATCATTCTGTGGTAATTCATACACTTCTACACCCATCTCTGTCGCTTCCGCGTACGCACGGCGGGTCTTGCCAGTTCCTGCTGTTCCCCAGTAGATAAAATTCTCCATCGGCCAGGACCTACGATCCTGTTTGAGGGAGATATAAGCCTCAATGGAGTTCCGATATCTACAGAAAACCCCGAAGAACTCATCGGCGATTGTATGAATGTTGGATCCGGAATCCAGGCTCTCCTTGAGTGCGAGAAGATCAGTGCGGGTCCCAGAGGGGAGTATGGGTTCTCCCAGACAGAAGGGTCCTGCCACTCTAGTCGATTCCTTATTACAGTATTCAACCGCCTGATTATGCGATCCTCGTCTCTGCTCGAGATGGACTTGGTCTCCCCCCATAAGGCGTTTAGCGCCGGGGAGTCGTACGGGTTTGTGAGTGACCCCATAGAATTGGATATGATAGCGCTTAGTTGAGGGGCAAAGCTCGAGCTGCCCAGTGATCCATCTAAGATTAGCTCTGAGTCGGATAGAATTGATAGGGGTGAGAGTGGGCGTTCCGGCGACCCCTCCGTCGGAGTCATCGGATCGATCGAGTCCAAAAATTGTTCTAAAGAGTAATCCGGCGTCTGATACTGATTCCACATAATCTACGAATAAGGTTCCAATCCAATACCTCGAAGTCATATATCTAGTTTAAGATACTTGGTGAGAGTGAGTGTTGTGAGACACCCCGACCCAT